ATGTATTTGATCAAAGAAATATTCTCTAACACAGTGAGCCGTGTAGATATTAACGTATTTACGACGATCCATTAGATCGCCCATGTGAATGATTTGTCTAATACCGCGTTTTTCTAATTCTGGAAAGAAAAATTCTAAGTAATACTTACGAAAGTACTCGAGAAACTTGACGTTATCGCCACGTACACCGAAAGTGCGTATCAGTTATAAGAGCTATGCGCACACTGATTCTCCTTTTTCAAAAATAATAATATAACCTAAGCGCGCTTCTTGGTCTTGTTTGGTGTAGTTATTGTTCGACCGAGAGCAGTATTGCAAGCATCACGAATAGTTCTAACTTGAAGCTCATATGCCAGACGCTCGTTCTGACTTGTAGCGTTTATCATCTTGATTATTAGCTCCTTGATTATATCCGGAACTAGATAGGTAGTATTACTACTCATATGAATATCTCCAATCCTTTCTTTTTGCTGGATTTCTTTTTCTTTTTCTTGCTGGCCTGCAGCTTGTCCTCAAAGTTTTTAATGATATCGTCAGACTTCTCGTCACCAGAATTGGCTATATTAAACTCTGCGAGAATCTCGTCGGTTACGTAGATGTTCTGCATGTTTTTATGCTTTATATATGTCTGCTTTTTCTCGCGCTGAATTCGTCTGATGAATGCATTCCACGCTATCATTGTGAAGTAAGCAAACGGGTTGTTCGACTTGCGTGGGTCAAAGTTGTCTATAGCCACGATACAGTTTTCTATGCCGTCAGATATCATCTCGTCTCGCCACGTATAGCCAGAAAACTGAGGCTTTAGCGATAGCTTATTACATATAAGATATAGACACTCTCCAATATACTCTGGAATGCGAGGCGGCTCAATCTTCTCGCGCTTAGATTTTCGTACCGCCTTGATGTACACCTTCATAGTGTCGTACATCTGCTTGTTGTTGACGTAGTGAACCGTACTCTTTTTCTTCATTTTATAGATATCCTATAAATTCGATATGGAAACTTTTCCTCGCTGTAAATTTTTATTCTTTCTAAAAAATGAAGCAGCGTATAATTCTTTCTTTTCTTCCAAGTCATATCATCAGCGATATCATACAGTACCGCTGCGGTCTTGGTCTCTGATCTACGAAGACCTCTACCAATTGACTGAAGATTTCTTATTCTAGACTTTGAAGGTGAGGCAAATATAACATTGGTTAGATTACGTATGTTGACACCGGTACTGTAGACACCATATGAAGCCACTATGATGGAGTCAGACTCAGTCTCGACTATCTTTCGTACCAGCTCGCGTTCCTCACCATCTACACCACCGTGGACAAAGAATATCTTTCTATCTCCAGCTGAGCGTAGAAGAAGGTCGTGTAATATATTACCATGTTTCTCGACGTATTGAAACAACAAAAGCGTGTTGTCTCTGAGAGAAAGCGCTAGGTTTCTTATGAATTTGTTTCTAGCATCGTTCCTTACCAAGAAGTCTATCTCATCCTGATAAGAAGCCTTGGCCATGACTTTGCGAGTGTCGTCGTCATAGCTGAGTACTAGGGACTTTACCTGAAAATCTGCGAGATGCTGCTGCTCGATTAACTCGGCCGTGGTGGTTACCTTACGAATAGGACCGAACAGACCCTGTAGTATCAACTCATGACACTGAGCGCCATCGAGAGTTCCAGTAAATCCAAACTTATACCTGCAACCGCTCATCTTTTCCATGATTGATATCATGGACTTGGCCTTGAATAGATGAGCCTCATCGCCAATAACTACTTGAAACTGGTTAAACCAGGTCTTGGGTAGCTTGTATATGCTCTGCCATGTAGTTACTACAATACGAGCATCGGTCTCATTGTTTTGCCCACCGTGAATCTTATGACAGTCTTCTTTGACGCCGGAGTAACTCTCAAAGTCTGATACCATCTGGTGCACCAGAGATATCGTAGGTACTACGATCAAAGTTCTGGCATTATAATATCTCTGCATCAGATATATGATTAGAGACTTTCCTGACGCGGTAGGTGACAAGAACAAAGCTCTACCCTCGCGTACTCCAGACACAAAGGCTTTCATCTGATAGTCTCTAGGCTTAATGGTTAGGCCCAGAGAGTCTACAAACTTCTCTCCCTCTACCAGAGAGAACTCGGTATGAGAGGTATCAAAATCGTATTCTATGAGATAGCTTCGCTCGCGGCAGAACACCTCGAGCTTAGAGCGCAAGCCGCAGTACAGCAGCCCGTGAATCATCTTGTATAAGCGATACTTACCATCCCACACTCGATTCTTAAACGCGGGCATGAAGTGAGCGCCAGGAACCTCGAACGTAAAATAATCGTTTAGTTCCTGGCCCACTCCTGGATCGCAGACTATTCTGTCATAAGTCTCGTCAAATTTCTCTACGCGTATGACGTTCACTTCACTTTGCCGGAGCGAGCTTCTCGGCCTGAATCTCCTTGCGTCGCTCGCCTGCTAGCTTTCGCAGCTCTCCAAGCGCTTTGCGAGCACGGGCGGCCGCTGCCTTCACTCCCTTGGTGGTGAACCTCTCGTTCTCAGCGAGATAGGTTTCCCACTGAAGCTTCATCTGATCATTAATATTACTCATTAATTAGCTCCCATTGTAAACTTGATAAAATCAAGAGCCGTCTTAAGCTGATAGCCACGACTCATGACACTTCGTATGATGGAGTCAAGCATCTCCACTTTCTCCTGTTGAGCTCCGATCTTGAGCGACAGATTGACGATCTCTCGATCGGACTCCATGTATATAGGCACGTCTGGCTTGAGTATCATACCTCGCGCCGGTATGTCCCATCCCTTGTCCCTGTGCTCCTTGGTGGGACCCATGGTGTACATCTCGTGCTTTTCACGCTTAAGCGCCTTCATCTCAGACTCAAGTACGCGCAGCCTGATGCTTTCCTCTGTCCTGATGCGAAGGTACTTGGCGTGAAGTCTTGAGATTTTTAGCGACTCAGCGCTGATGTCAGTGCTGTCGATCTCGGCGTCGCGAGACCACTCTTCTACTATCTCTTCTATCTTCATGCTTATATTATACCATAACTTTACTCAATAGTAAAAAACTTATCTTATTTGTACAACGTTAAAAATGTGTGGTATAATAGATCTACTGATCTTAAATCTTCTCTATTCTATACAGCTTGTATTTAAACGCAGCGTTTGCTGTAACATACTGAACGTCCTCTAGAGTGGTGTCAAACTCTACCTCACCTAGGCTGGTGGGAAAAGCATCCTCAAAGACTACAGCATAGTTGGAGCTCCGCTTAGAGCTTAGCACCTCGAGCTCAATTTCTGAATATATGCCTTCACCAGACATCGGTGACTTATTCTGTATCTCGGCATACTGCTCATAGTCTCTAGATCTGGCCATCTGCACCAACCAGTTATATATCTCCATATAATTTTTGAGATCTTCGTCAACCTTAAAAGTAATACTTAGCTCACTAAAAGTCAGATGATCGCCCGGCTTCGGTATAAATGTGAACGGATTCTGCTGATCAAATGACGGTAAGCTCAGTCTCGGTATAGTCACTTTCTGAATAAAGAAATTGATACCAGGAGCCTTCTTTATCTTGAACTTGAAGTTAATCGGTGATAGAAAATTGATGTTCTGCGGCGTTTCGCTTATCGCTGTCATTTAATAACCTTTTCGAAGTCTACCTTGGTCCATTTGCCGCTGTGACAATAAGCCATTACGACCTCTGATATCACGGCGTTTATGTTCTCACGCCAGAAAGTCATGAACATATTTACCCTTTTAAAGTTAGGGTATGTGTCGTCTGTCTGCCAAAGAAATTCATTTATCAGGTGAACGTGTTTAGGCATGTAGTAGTATACTTCAAGCGTTACCAGCACCTTTTTTGGTATCACTATCATCAGATATTTATATAAAAATAGGGAGCATTAGGCTCCCTGAGTCTCTCTTCATTTTTCTTATGCACGTCTTATTTATATATACACGATTCCAAACATTAAAAAACCTCCGAAGTTTCCCTCGGAGGTTTTTATACGATAAAAGTTCAGATTACATTAGGTTAGATATAATCATCTTACGGTAGTAGACGTTGCTGTTGGTTGACAGCGTGCCAGAACCCTTCGTTAGGCCTTCAGCAAACGGATTGGCCACAACACCATAACGTGTCTTGAAGCCGATCTTTGGCTGGAAGGTCGCCTGGTCTACAGCGCGGACCATCTGCAGCGGCACGTACGGGCAGTAGAACACGCCGGCGTCGAACGCCGAAGAGCCCTTATAGCCGACCGTGGCGTAGTTACCACCGATCGCATACGGATCGATGTAGACGCGGAAGCGACCATTGAGCACACCGGCGAAAGTGTTACCTGTGTCGTCAACGGCCAGGTTATTGCTGTTCAGAGCAGGCGCGTAGTCAAGAACGCCAGCCATCTGCAGGGCCGAAGCTACGTCGGACGAGCAGAGGATGATGTTACCCTTACCACGGCGTGTCTCACGAGCGATGCGGTTAGCCTCACGCTCCAGCTGGAACATCAGACCCTTGAACTTCTCAACTGACCAGCGGCCGTTTGAGTCAGTGTCGAGGTCGAAGACACCGGCTGTCGTGACGTTGTCCTGAGCACCCACCTTGGCGGTGATGTTGATCTCGCGGACGAGCTCACGGTTGATCTCAGCCAGAATCTCAGCCGAGAGAATATTCGACAGCTCTGTCTCGGCATCTAGACCATGAATGGCCTTGAGGTCCTGAGCCAATTCCATCGTGTACTCGGCCTTGAGGGCGCGAGACTTAGCGGTTACAGTCACCTTCTCGATCGTGAACGCCATCTGAGCGAAGGCTGAACCCGAGTCGACACCGAGCGCTTCAGCGTTGGCCGTGCCCATACCGAAGTTGGTGTTATAGAACGCGGTGTTGACCATCGCAGACGTGTTCGTCTGACCTGGGACAGAGGCAGACGCGCCCGTTCCAGAAGCCTGTCCAAACGTCGTGTTACCAGCCGTGAGAGTCGAGAACGCGGTGTTAACCTCGTTGTAGAGCGCCTCACCGCCAGCATTTGCTACGGTCGCGTTGGAATACTGAGAGCGCATCGCGAAGATCAGGCCAGTTGGGCCCGTCATCGGCTGCACGCCGCAGATGTCATAGGCGATCAAGTTCGGCATCGCGCGGCGAACCAGCGAGATGAGAACCGGATCAAACGTGTCGATGTTGCCGGCACCGGCTGTCGATGACGATGAACCCATCGCGTTGACTGGAGTCAGCGACGAGGTTTCTGACAGAGTCTGGTAACCGTTGTGAGCTGAAGCTTCGCGCAGAGCAGACTCGGTATTCTCCAGCATCATGGCTGTGACGCCGCGACGCAGAGGATCCTTAATCTTGCCTAGAGCCTCGTGATCGAGGACCGCGGCCCACTTCTTCTGAATCTCTTCCTTAAGGAACATTATTGTTTCTCCTTGAATCCTTGTTTCTTTATTTATTAACTATTAGTTCTTAACTGTTCTCGAGATAGCCTTTACGTAGTTAGCTACGCGCGGGTCAACAGTCTCGGTAAGAGCAGTTTGCTCTTCGCCTTCGAATGTCTCTTCCTCGATGTTTGACTTGGCTGGCTTCTCGTCCTTGAAGTATGCATCTTTGACGATCTCCAACTTCTTCTTGAAATTATCAATGTCTCCGTCGAACTCAATCTCCTCAGCCAGAGACTTGAACTTCTCCTGCTGTGTCATCGCCATGCTGGCTGCAAGCTCCTCAACGACGTCAGACAGTTGAGAATTCATCAGCGCTTCTTTGAGCGATGAATTCTCATCAATGATTTCGTCCAGTTTCTTCTCGAGTTCCTCGACTTTATCAGCCATCTGCTCAACAACCTCAACCTTCTCTTCTGGAAGATCGATGTAGTGCTCGGCGAACAGGTTCTTTAGACCATCGATGAAATCATTGGTAAGCTCTGTACGAAGAGAGGACTCTACGGCTACCTCGTTATCCTTCATCCACTCCTCGACCACGTAGTCGAGATACTTGTCTAGATTCTCTGTTGTCTCGGTTT